TCAAAGATTCTATTCCGTGGAATCAAAACAAGTTCAGGCGTAAATACTGCTAATCTGAAAAGTATTGCTGGTTTATCAACTTGGGTAATTGACGAAGCCGAGGAACTAACAGACAGGGACGTATTTGACAAAGTGGACCTATCAATACGAGCGAAAGAAAACTTTAACCGTGTTATTCTTGTAATGAATCCCGCTTACAAGTCGCACTGGATTTTTAACGACTTTGTAAAGAAGAAACGAAAGGATACAACCTATATACACACAACCTATCTAGATAACAAAGAGAATTTAAGCGATTCATTCATACAAGCAGCGGAAAAAACCAAAGTAGAAAACCGAGCAAGATATGAACACCTATTTTTGGGGACTTGGTTGGATGACGCCGAGGGAATGCTATGGAACAGAGCGATAATTGGAAAAGCTAGAATCGACAAAGCCCCAAATCTCACAAGAATAATTGTGGCAATTGATCCCGCCACAACGGCCAACATGAACAGCGATGAAACTGGAATAATAGTAGTAGGCAAAGATTCTGAAGGCTTTGGATATGTTTTAGAAGACTTGAGCGGAAAATATAGCCCTAATCATTGGGCGAACGTTTCAACAGATGCGGCCTTCCGCTGGAACGCTGATTGCATAGTAGCGGAAAAGAATCAAGGCGGCGACATGGTCGAAGCGGTTTTAAAGTCGCAAGGCTCAAACTTTAGAATAAAGCTAGTAACAGCGACAAAGGGAAAATACGTCAGAGCCGAGCCCGTGTATTCATTATATGAGCAAGGTCAAATATATCACGTTGGAAGTTTTCCCCTTTTAGAGTCGCAAATGGTTACTTTTGATCCTGACAAAGGGAAAAGCCCTGACCGAGTAGACGCCCTAGTTTGGGGCTTAACTGAATTAATGGTAAAAAACAACTTCGAATTCTCTATATGAAAAAAGAAACAATTGCTTTGATGATGTGGATAGTAATTTGCTATCTATTGGCCTCATTCGTTTTCCTATCTTTTAACGTTTTTTCCTGGCAATGGTACGGCCGTTTGGGATTGGTATTAATGTGGTTTTGGGGATTGGCATATTTTGAAAAAAATATTTAATGTATATTTGCTAAAACGAATATGCTATGCTATTAAAGGCTCTAAGGTCTTATATTAATCCTGCGGTTATTTCGACACCACAGAGACCCGATGTAAACCTACTAAATCAAATCTTGTATGGCCAATTTACGGCCTCGACTATGGTCGTTTGGTACGACTCGAATCAACAAACGTTTATAGACAAAGGTTACAAAGGTAACGCTTTGGTTTATTCTATAATTAGGAAAATAGCGGAAAAGGGAAAACAATGCCCTACTTACGTTTATAAGGAAACTGAAGCAGCTAAGAAATACAGAGGCGGAAAATACAACTCGAAAGAGCTTAACAGATTGCAGAGCATAGCATTTAGAAAAAAGGAGCTGCAAGACGTTACTTACTCTGATCCTGTGAATCAGTTGATTAAGAATCCGAATCCGATGCAGACATGGGCAGAATTCTTGGATTCGATGCTAACATGGTACAATACTAGCGGAGAAATATTTGTTTACGGATTTCAGCCAACTGACGGCTTGAATAAGGGCAAAATAAAGGAAATGTACGTTTTGCCGTCTAACTACGTTGAAATAGTTGCAGGAAGTTTATTCGAGCCTGTGCGAGGTTATAAGTTGATTATCGGAGATCAGAACATTGAGATTCCAGCTGAACAGGTATTGCACATCAAAACGACAAATCTAACGTGGGATTTGAATGGAGCCCAACTTCGTGGAATGCCTCCACTCTTGGCGGGTTTAACAACTTTGCAGGCAAATAACGAAGCTACGGAGGCAAAGCAGAAGACTTTTCAGAATGGAGGAGCAAAAGGCATTATTTCTCCAAATGTAAATAATCCTGAGTTTTGGCCATCCCCTGATCAAAGGGCGAAGATGGATGAGCGGATTGATGAGAGGATAAATGGTAATAAGAATTTAAATAAGATTGTAGCAAGTTCTATTCCTTTGCGATACGATGCGATTGGATTGAGTCCTGTGGCAATGGATATTATCAACTCTCAAAATATGGACTTGCAAACGCTTTGCGGTCTTTGGGGAGTTAATCCTGTATTGTTTAGTTCAAACGCTACCTATGCGAATTTAGAACACGCTCAAAAGTCTTTGGTTACTGACGTTATAATGCCACAGCTTCAAATGATTGAGGAGAAGTTTACTCAATGGCTTGCCAAGTCTTATGGAGCAGATTACGTTGTAGACTTTGATATTTCATCATTCTCTGAGCTTCAGCCTGACGTTAAGGTGATTTTGGATACCTATGGCAAGTCTCCTTACTTTACAGGAAACGAGGTAAGAAGCCTATTGAACTGGCACGCAAGCGAAGATCCTGCGATGGACGTTCATTGGATACCTAGCAACGTAATTCCAAGCGATGAGGCGTTAGGAACTGCTGCAACGGACTTTGTAGATTTCCAAGCATAAGAAATGAGAAAAATAAATTATTCCAAGGTCAGAAGGTCAGCTCAAGCCGATCTAAAGAAATACGAACGACTTGGAGTAAAAATATTTACTGAGGCATTAAAGTTGCAGGCAAGGGAGAATGTTCCCTTGCTTCCTATGCAGGAGGCTTATATTAAGTTTTATCAGACTGTATTTATTGATTCTGCTACTAAGGAGTTTGATAGGATAAGGCAAGATAATAGGGAGAAGAAGTTTCTGCCTGATGATTTTTTTGTTAGAACTTGGCTTGAGTTTATCAAGAATTGGGTTATTCAGAATTTAGGTCAATTAATATTTGATGTTACAGATACTACTCAAAATAGGGTAAATGAAATTGTTGCTCAGGGTATTGAGGAAGGATTGAATCCTAGACAGATTGAGGATAGGTTAATTCAACAAATCCCTGACATTAAAAGAGCTAGAGCTATTGCTAGAACTGAATCGACACGAGCTTATAATGAGGGTAAACTGAAATCAGCGATTGATTGGGCTAATGAGACAGGAACTCAGTTGTGGAAGATATGGATTCATGGAGGGGCTAAGGAGCCAAGGATTCAGCACATCCAAGCACAGAATAAACCAATAAGAGCTGATCAGCCTTTTGTGTTTTTTAACAATGGTGTTGAGGTATTAATGGATAAACCTGGTGACATAAACGGAGGGGCGGCTCAGACTGTAAATTGTTCGTGTGTAGTAGTTTATGTATCAGAATCCTATGCAAGAAGATATTTTAAGGTGTAAGGAGTTTTGTTTCCTAATTTTATTTATTTGTATATTTGCTTAAACGAATATCAAATGCTAGAGAAGGCCGAGCAATCTTATTCCGATTATCCGCAAGCTGTTAGAAATAACGCTAAAAGAGTTTTAAAGTATGTGGAGGAAAATGGCTGGGGTTCTTGTGGTACTCCTGTAGGAAAGCAAAGGGCTAGTCAGTTAGCAAATGGTGAACCTGTTTCTGTTGACACGATTAAGCGAATGTATTCGTATTTAAGTAGACACGAGGTAGATTTAGAGACCTCCACTTCTTATGGAGAAGGTTGTGGGTTGTTGATGTACGATGCTTGGGGGGGTAGGGCTGCTTTGACTTGGAGCAGAAACAAATTAAAGGAATTAGAAAAAACTAGCGATATGGGTTTTGTAAAAAAAGGATTAAACCAAGGATTTGCCGAGAGCGATATGAAGCAAGGAGTCGTAAGTGGTTACTTTGCTGTTTTCGGTAACAAAGACCTTGATGGCGATATTATCGAGCCAGGAGCGTTTACTAAGACTATAATGGAGCGTGGCCCTCAAGGAAAGCAATTAATCAAGTATTTGCTAGATCACGATAAAAATAAAGTGGTTGCAAAAATTACCAATCTTTACGAGGACAATAAAGGATTGCGTTACGAGGCTAAAATAGGAAGCCACGCTGCTGGTCAAGACTTTCAGAAAATGATTGAAAGCGAATTGATCAATCAGCATTCTTTTGGATTTAGAACTATTAAAGAGCAGTTCGACCAAGAGGCTAAAGCAAACCTAATTAAAGAGGTAATGATGTATGAGGGTTCAGCAGTTCAGTTCTTGGGTGCTAATCCTGAGACTACCTTTATTGATCTTAAAAGCGAAGCTGATGCATTCGAATATCTTTCAAGACTTGAGAAGTTTGTAAAGACTTCAGATGCAACAGATGAGACATTAGAAAAATTAGAAAATCAACTTAAATCACTTTTGGAAGTTCTAAAGCCAGCTGAGCCTACTTTAGAAGAGACGAAAGCCGAGGAGGTCGAAATAATAACAATTAACGAACTAAAAAAACAATTTGAATCATGGAAAATCTAACAATTGATGCCGTTAAAGCGGTAATCGCAGAAGCTGGCGAGGCTCTAAAGGCTAAAGCAAGCAATGCAGAAGTAAAAGCCAATGAGGCTTTCGAAAAGGCTGAGAGCCTATTAAAATCTTTGGATAACGTAGTTAGCAAGGAAGATGCTGCTGAAATGCAGAAGCAACTTGACAATCTTGACATCGCTATGCAGAAGAGTGCAGTTGAGAAAGAAGTGAAAGCTGAAGATTTCAAAAGTGCATTTATGAAGGCTTATGAGCCAGTAAGAGCAGAAATCGAAAGATTGAAGAATGAGCCTAATGCTCGTCTAAAGTCTCCTTTGGTATTTGAAATCAGCGAGAAAGCAGTAGGAACAATCACTTTGGCTTCTACTCTTGCTAGTGGATCATCTGCTTCTCAGGTAACTATCTCTGAGTTCACAGGTGTTGTATCTCCTGTTCGTCAGCGTTTGTTGACTTACTTGGCTAACGCTTCTGTTGGATCAATCGGAACTCAGTACGCAGTATGGGTTGAAGAGTACGATCAGGAGGGAACTCCAGTATTCATTGGTGAAGGTGTTGAGAAAACTCAAATCGATGTTCAGTACAAGGAGCAGAGAGCTAA